ATCTTTTGCTACCCCGTAACCACTTACCCGTTAAGGGACATAGTAATTTGGTGAGGGATAGACGAACTGGCGTTATACTAAATACAAACAAGGCTGAGATAGAAACGTCAAAAAAACTAAAACTAGTACAACAAGAAAAAGATCAACGAATTATACGTCTTACCGACGAAGTGGACACTCTTAGAAATGATGTCCAACAAATAAAAGAATTACTTTTTCGTTTAGTAGAGGATAAGAAATGAGTAACATTATACAATCAGTCCATCTCGCAGACAACATCAATGCGGCCTTCGATAAGATCAATGAAAACTTCGATCTTATTAACACAGGTAAAGTTGGTGGTGGGATCGATTCTGAAAAATTGGCTGCGATATTAGACTCTGACTATTTCATCACAATCATTAATGAAGACTATATTAATCAATTTAATCTTTCTCTGGACGTTGACTTTACAGACGTTGATGCTGGGATCGCAGCAAATGCTTCTGCACTATCTTCCCTCACCACTAGTATCACTGACATTGATGGCACTTTAACTATACTGGCATCGGATGTCACATCTCTATCGACATCACTGACCGACACTCAAGCAGGCATTACCGCAAATTCTACTGCGATGGCATCGCTTACTAGTAGTATCACACAGACAGAAGCTTCACTAGTTATACTTGCGCAAGACGTAGTAGACTTAGAAACTAATTTTACTGGCAACATAACTATAGACTCAGATTTGGTAGTTTCTGTACTTTCAAATAGTACCGCATTCTCTGGATTGGAGTCTTCGATTGAGGTTGTCGATGGTAGAGTTACTGCTCAGTCTTCGGACATTAGTGATTTGTCTAATGAGATTTCCATTGTAGATTCCGACAATAAAGTTTTGATCTCAGCGGAAGGTGCGGCACGTTCAGCACTAACCTCTTTAGTGACCACTAATGGAAATAATATATCCACGATTCAGGGAAGTATTACTGCCCTCACAGGTAAAATAGACACAGTAGACTCAGCTGGTAACCCCACCACTTTCGTTGCACTAGCAACAGAGTCACTACAGGCCGAAGTCACACGAGTAGAAGGGTTGATAACAACAAATTCTACTTGGGGTATAGACCTAGTTGCTGGTACCGAAGCCAATCCACATATTGCTGGTATCAAGTTCGGTAATGACGGTGCAACCGCAGATTTCGCATTGACCGCAGACACATTCAAGATTATCAATGCTTCTAATAACGAGATTCAACCATTCACTATTTCTGGTAATGAAATAGAATTGTCAAATGCAACAGTTACAGGGAATCTAAATATAGGTTCAAACCTCAGTGGTGCTCATATGGAATTGAAAGATGATATCACTAAAGTATTTGACGCGTCTGGTCAACTACGTGTTGCACTAGGTAATCTAACCGGACTATAGGTGTATTATGAGTTACGGACTATACATTTCTGATGGTGTTAATGGATCAGTTATTACAAACTCCAATAATATTTTTAATGAGGAAATATACCAGTCTCAGGCTGGAACTATTACAGGTAATAGCACCCTTGATTTGAATATAGAAGATGTTGGTAATCCGGCATTAATATCTATAGAATTAACAACAAACAGTAGTGTAGAATTCTCGACTTCAGGAAATACATTATCGTTACAGAACCCTCTATCTGGGGACTACGCATTTAATTTAAAAGTTTTTAGGTTCCAATAATGTCAGATGATCATGGGTTGGTTGTAAAAAACAATAATGGCGGTGTCATGTTTGATTCTCGTAAGGGAATGAGCAGTTACGTCGTAAGAGAAATCGGGACAGGAGTTGAAACTTCATTCACCTTAAACGACGGTGATATAGTATTTGCTAAACGACCATCAGGCACTTCTAATAATTGGTGGACGGATAAGATAATATTTGGAAGTAGTACCCTCGGCCCATTGGGCCCACCGGAAAACCCTAGGTCATATGGATTCTTTGCATATACAGATTTTTCGTCAGGGGTATCGGCAGAAATCAACCCAGTCGTAATGGATTACTTTGTTGTAACACATGCAAGAAACATAGATGTTAGTTCCGAAGACTATGGTTTGATGATAAAAAATAGTGACGGTTCTCTTCAATTCGACAGTCGTGCGATAAAGAACGGACAACACTTTTTGATCACAGACTACTATCCGCCTAGAACTTTTGACGGTGACCCATATAGTGCACCAGTAGGTGGACTAGGAGATATGGATGGTTACTGGTCGATGAATTGGACGACGGGACTTGATATTGCAAATGATGTTGCAGCAATATCAGTACGTGGACTGAAATGGATAGGTGTAAGTTCCAGTGCCGGAGCAACAGGGCCAGTCATCGAAGCATTCTTTGATGTTGGCGGTGAAGAGGGTGGATTTGGTGGTGAAGAGGGTGGATTTGGTGGATCCACAACATCAACAAGAACGTATGACCGCCGAATAAACGGTATGATTCTGGGTGCAGAACTAATTTAAGAGGAACACATGATTTATTATATTGCGACCATTAAAAACGGTCAGATACAAACATTAAAATTAGCAAGCGGAGATAACGCAGCTGAAGGAGTCCAAGAAAATGGGACAACTTTAGTACACATTGATTTTCCCATTGATAATCGAATAGAATTTATCGAGACTAATTACTGGGACGGTGAGTGGTTACAAAGAGAACGTCCACCAAATGAACACTCTTCGTGGAATGGGTCATCGTGGGAATGGGATCTTGAATCATTGATGCCTCAAGTACGATCTGCCCGTAATACTATGTTGGCGAGAAGTGACTGGACTCAAATGCCGGACTCTCCGTTATCAGAAGATGACAAGTTAGATTGGCAAATATATCGTGAGGAACTAAGAAGTCTATCCTTTGTCCAAGACGATATCTCTAACTTACAGGATGTTGATTGGCCAAAAGAACCAAAATAATTACTTGCTATTTTCTCGAAGATAGTGTATAATGATGTTTGTTGTATACACTATAAATACATTCGAGGAAATGACCTAAAAAATGTGCATTGACTTCGGTTTTGCACATTTTTTTTATTATAAATAAACAGGTCATTAACAAATAAACTTTAACTTTAGCTAAAGAGAAAGCAAACATGTCAGCATCTAGTATACCACTAAAAATTAAGAATATCGATGGTGACCTACAGGAACTTACCCCAGCAGAAGAGATGTATCTCGCTGTAAAGGTAGGTGAAGCACTTGCAGAGGCCTCTGCTGGTGACATTGGAGACATCAGTCTAACCAATGGTGATAACATAGGTTCGTTCGTAGATTCATTCTATAATGAACCATCGGGCACACACCCTATGTCTAACATCACTGGCACAACCGTAACTACTACTTTGAAACAGGTAAGTGGTTCCGCAAGTGAATCTGGTACTGATTTTGCCCGTCCTGTCGGTTATTACGCAGATAACGCAAATCCTGGCTTCTACGAAATGGTAGATGGGGATTTGGACAATCTCACAAATCGTGCACTGAAGAATCTTGAAACATTAGGACTTCAAGGAGCATTCCAACTTTCAACCACATCACCAGGCGGTGATTGGACAAAACATATTGATACAGTATTCTCGAATACTCTTGGTGACGGTACTACAACAGACTTTCATATCTGGAAAAGAACCACACTGGCATCACCCCCAGCTGGTATTGTAACCGCCCGGCCAGTTGCAACCGACTATGATGGATCTTCATCATTTAACGGTCTAAAAGAAATGTCCGACGCAGAGATCAAGTACACTCTCGGTCAACGTGCTAAGTCACTTAGGTCGACAGCAGGAGCCATTGGTTCTTATCAACTCCGTTCATCTGTACAAGGTGTTCCAACATCAGCCGGAACTTGGGTTCCTCGTGGTTCTGCTGCGAATACTCAACGTACTATTGTTGATGGAACTTATTCTCGCACTCGCGCTTCTGCATACGCTCGTACAAGAGTTTCTGCATACAGTCGCAATCGTGTATCAACTTATACTCGAAACAGCGTAGATACATTCGCACGTACGTTTGCTGGTGAATATACTGGTACCTATTCTCGTGAATTTGCCGGTGAATATACACGTGGCTATGCAGGGGATTACACTAGAACTCGTCCCTCAACATATACCCGAAACCGATTAACTGCGTTCACTGGTTACTTTGCTGGTACTTATAACCGTGCAAGAGTTTCCGTTTACACACGCAATCGTATAACACCATTTACAGGAACCTTCTCACGTACTCGTGCATCAGCATACACACGTGGTCGTGTTTCAACTTACGCAGGGACTTACGCAAGAACTCGTACTTCTGCTTACACTGCGGATTATACTCGTGCACGTGTATCAACATACACCGGAACTTACGCAGGAGTTTATTCTCGTAACCGTGTATCTGCATATGCTGGAACTTACTCGCGTACACGTACTTCTGCTTATAGTCAACCATACACTCGTACACGTACTTCTGCATACTCTGCGGATTATACTCGTACACGTATAACTAACTACACTCGTGATCGTGTAACCAACTTTGCCGGCGTTTTCTCTCGTGCACGTGTTTCGACTTATACTCGTAATCGTGTTACAAACTTTGCTGGAAACTTCGTTGGTAACTATGCACGTGGATTCGTAGGTAACTATTCTCGTGGATTCGTTGGTAACTATGCTCGTGGATATGCTGGTGACTTCGTAGGTAACTACGCTCGTGTTTCTACTCGTACATCTACTCGTACTCGTTACTCTGCATATGCTCGCACCTCTACTCGTACTCGTTACTCTGCATACGCAAGAGATCGTGTTACTAACTTTGCCGGTAACTTTGTTGGTAACTATGCAACAACCTTTACTGGTGATTTCGTAGGTAACTATGCAAGAACTTCTACTAGAACTTCTACACGTACACTAAACTATACTCGTACATTGTACTATGCTGGTAATTTCGTTGGAGATTACTCAAGAGCTCGTGCATTCTCCTATGTCGGAGATTATTCTCGTACTCGTGCAGTAGGAACTTCGTACACTGGTAACTATGGTCGTACTAGAACAGGTAACTACACTGGTAACTATTCTCGTGCTGCAGCTGGATACTACGTAGGTAATTACGCAAGAACCTCTACTCGTGCTGTTGCATTCGTAGGTAACTTCACACGAAACCTGATCTCAACTCGGACAAGTATTACCCTCGGCGGAACATCATATTATGCTCGATTCGTGTATAATCCAAACATGGGAGAACTGGTTCCGGTTTTCTATACCCGTACTGCAGCGGCCGGATATTACACTGGTAACTTTGTTACTGCCATGGCGTATACGACGAACCGTTACCTGTCCAGTTATTACGCAGGAAACTACTCAAGGACTCGCGGCCAGAACTATGTAGGCAACTATGCTCGTAACCGTGCATTCTCTTTTGTTGGAGACTACTCAAGAGCTCGTGCCGCTACTCTTTACTACGTAGGTAACTACGGAAGAACTCGTACTGGTACCTACACTGGTAACTATGGTCGTACAAGCACTCGAACTAGAACTGCTACAGGGACTTACGCAAGAACTGGATATTATGCTGGTAACTATGTCGGCGACTATGCAAGAACACGTATCACTAACTATGTTGGCGACTTCACAAGAGATCGTATAACTAACTTTGCTGGTAACTTTGTCGGTAACTATGCTCGTGCATATGCCGGAGACTTTGTTGGCAACTATGCTCGTGGATATGCCGGAGACTTCGCTGGTAACTATACCGGAGAATACGCTCGTACTTCTGCAAGAACTCGTTACTCTGCATATATTCGTACTCGTACGTCGACATATGTCCGTAACCGTTCTTCTGCGTACGCAAGAGATCGTATAACTAACTTCGCTGGTGACTTTACTGGTAACTATGCAAGAACCTTCACTGGTAACTATGCACGTAACTATGCTGGCAACTTCATCGGTGATTTCGTTGGTGATTTCGCTGGTAACTATGTCGGTAACTACACTAGACAGTTCGGTGGCAACTATGTCGGTAACTATGCACGTAACTACGTAGGCGAATATGCCGGTACATATAGCCGTGGATTCGCTGGTGAGTACACAGGAACTTACACTGGTGTCTACTCGAACACGTTCGGTGGTAACTATGTTGGTAACTATGCACGTAACTTCGCAGGCGAATACACTGGAACTTACTCGAATACTTTCACTGGTAATTACTCACGTGGTTTCTCTGGTCAGTACACTCGCGACTTCGCTGGTGACTTTACTGGTAACTATGCAAGAACATTTGCTGGTGAGTACACTGGAACGTATGCAAGTGACTTTGTAGGTGACTTCGTAGGTAACTATTCACGTGACTTCGTAGGTAACTACGGTCGAGTTCGTGTATCGGCTTACTCAAGACTACGTAACTCAACATACACTGGAATTTACTCTCGTGACCGTGTATCAACATATGTTGGTGACTTCACTGGTAATTACTCACGTGGATTCACAGGCGATTACGCTCGTGACTTCGTAGGTAACTATGCTAGAGCTTTCGTAGGTAATTACACTGGCGCAACAATCAGTGATACATTGGTTCACACACCAGAAACATATACCTTATACGTACGGGTTGCTTAATCACTCATACTGTGGTATAATATGAGATAGAACGGTGGGTCATTCATTTGACCCACTTATCTCAGCACTATATAACATTATAATTTGAATTGAAACCTTTGGAGATAATTAATGAGTCGTAAGCAATGGATGGATAATGCCTTCTGGGAAACAGAGGACAAGAAAGAAGTCAACTGTATTCTAGAACTTGAAGATGATGTGGGTCGTGTAACACGTCAACAAATGATGCTAAACCGTGCTAATAAAGATGGTAGTGATAATGAATTGTTTAATGAATTAATTGACGCTCTAGGGGAAGAGGCTATTGATAAGGAAACTATCGATAGAGTCACTCGCAAGAAGGCAGAGAAAGAAGAAGAGAAAATGCGTGATGAAGAACATCTAAAGGCACGCAAACTTGAGAAACTTTTCAACTATAAGATGGAAGCTTTCGAAGTCGAAGAGATTAAGAATTCTAAAAACCGTAAGTTAAAGGCAAAATTGCGTCGTGCAAAATCAAGAATTGAAGTAGATCTTTATTCAATCATGATTCTTCAAGACCAACTTGAGGCCGTAGCTGATGGAAAAGAGTAAAGGTTTTATTATAGTTGCGTCTAAGAAACGCAACTTTTATTCGTATGCAATCAACCTTGCTGAATCTCTTAGGGATTATTATGAACCTGAAGAAGAATGTAAGATTTGTTTGGTAACCGAAGAACAATTTATCGACGATCGTGGTCGTGATGTTGCAGACGATATTATCTTTTGTGATGATCACTATCGCGCTAAGTTATGGGGGATGGCAAAATCTCCATATGATATAACAATGTACATTGATGCTGACATGGAATGTGAGCACGAAGATATTATTAAAGTTTGGGATGAAATGAAAGATCACGACGTGGTCTTCTCAGCATTGACTGATGACCGTGATTACATTTATGCGGAACGTGATTTCTCCACACCAGAAGGTATGTCTAAATTTACTCTTTGTGGTGGTGTGTGTCTATATGATATGACTAAACCAATAGTTCGTGAGTTTATGGATGATTGGTGGGACTTAACATACAGACAAATGAATGATACTTGGTGGCCAGAAGGTTATATTGATTCTCTAAAATCTTGGGATCAATTCTCTCTTTGGTGGTTAACTGAGAAAGAAGAAAAATATAAGGATCTTAAAGTCGGCATCTTTGATGATGACTTGAGATGGAATTACTATAATGCTCTAAATTGGGCACAAACGAAACCCGATAATGGGCCAGTGATATTACGTCACTTCTCTGCTGGGTTAAATAAGGATACTCCAATCGTATGACACAGGTAAACGACCAATATCTCAGACACGTCGAGGTTAACAGCCCTGAACTGCTAGAGATTCTAAACGAATATTCTAAGTTGCATACCATGAAAGGTTTTGAGGAAAACTGTCATCTTACTGCTGCACAACACATACGTCAACGTCCATACTTTGTGGGCGAGAAACATATGAATGAGATTGTTGCACAAGGTACAGGACACGAAGGTTTTCCGGATGAACTAGTTGGTTACAACTTTAAACTTTCAGACAAAGCGCACATGATGTTTGATAAGGACGCTGATCCTATTTTCAAACGTGACATGACTCTACATCTTCGTGACCTAAACGATAAGATGATGAACTTTTTGTCTGTCAAACACAATGCTCTTGCCGCAGTGTATCCGCCAGGTGGATTCATCTCATGGCACAACAATGCAAACGCTCCGGGCTACAACTTAATCTTCTCTTATTCAGAAGATGGTTCTGGTTACTTCGACTATATTCATCCGGAAACTAAGGAAGTTATTCGCTGTCAAGATAAGCCAGGCGAGTGGACTTGTAAAGCAGCATACTTCGGTCACTACGGAGAAGATAACAAGACATTGTATCATGCAGCTTCTACCGAAGACTGGCGTTGCACAGTATCTTATGTTTTTGATTATTCAGATGAGTCAGCTGACTTCCGCGAAATGGTCTTAGCAGATATCGAATCTGTAGAATAAAATCTATATCTTCAAGCCTTAAACTGTTATAAATAGAGGTAGACGTTTTATAACAGTTTAAGGTTCTGAAGAATATGGCAACTTACGAAGATTTCACAATAGATCAAGGTTCTGATTTAGCTCTACAATTAGAGTTAGTAAATCCTGATGGTTCAACAAAGAACCTTAATGGATATACAGTTAGTGCTAAGATGAAGAAAACCTTTCGAAGCACAGCTGAAGACACCGTTGATTTCTTAGCAATTGTAGCAGATCCTGCTGAGAATGGTGTTGCAACACTCTCCCTCACAAATATTCAAACCGACGCACTCTCTGCTCGTGGTAGATATGTCTATGATGTCGAACTGAGTTACTTAGACTCTGCCGGTAATTCCATAGTAGAAAGAGTACTAGAAGGTAAAATAAAAGTCAATCCTTCGGTCACAAGGTAATAACCCATGCCTATAAGGAAGGTCTCAACTAGTCCTACAAACGACACCCTAGTTAAAAGAATTGGTGGTGTTGGTAGTAGTGGCACTAAAGTAAGAAAGGTTACTGTCGGTCGTCCGGTCAGTGCTGTGACTCAACATATCGGTGCAAACATCAAATCATTTGATGGTCTGGGTGATATTCCTAGTATCGAAGAGTTAAAGCTTGGTGAGTTCGGGATTAACACTCAAGACGGTAAGGTCTATATAAAGAGAGAGTATGATGGGGGAATTCAGACAATCGTGGAGATTGGAACTGGAACCGACAATCTTTCTGCTACAACAACATTTAACTCGTACATTTATACTTCCGAGGGAGATCTACAAACAATTACTGGAGTCGATGATTCCGGTAACGTACTAGATTATGACCCCAACCCAAATTACGCCTCAAAAGTTCAGGTATATCTAAACGGTGTCTTACTCAACCAAGGGATTGACTACGTTGCAGATACAGGGGACAGTATTGTCCTAACACACCTAGTAGATGCTGAGATGGTAGTCCAGATAGCAGCCTACAACTCGACAGGTGTTTCTCTTGGTAACGACCTTATCGTAGATGATCACTTTGCATTTACGGTAGGCACAGACGAAGAGACCAGATTCTATCATAATAGCGTAGATACCATATTAAAACATATGGGATTCAATGATGCTAAGTTCAAGATTCAATATCTTAATGATGATAGGTTTATACTGGATCAAACAGGAGTCCAACTTCTTGGTTCCTACACACTAAATGGTGAGGACATCACCACACAAACTACGATAGATCAGTTAGAGTCTAGACTCGATTCTTTAGATAGCGACATTGCTGAGATAAAGACTTTATTATCCCAATTACCATAATACTCTATGCGTTTATTTTTAAAATAAATCTGTCAGTTAAGATTCATATTGATATAAATAAATGAGTAAATTAACTATTCTATAGTATTACACCATATGATCAATATCAATAATAAATCTATAAATCGTGTACTTGCCGAAAGTCTTTTTAACTTAGCTAAATCTAAACAAGTTGAAGTGACTGCCGCGCCAGGACAAGAGACCCAACTTTTCGAATTAATCGAGGGTACTTCATCATCTACGTCAGGGCGTTCAGTAATACCGGAAGCTCAAGCATTTATCGCACAAGGAGACACGGCACTATTCACCCTGAATGGTACCCCCTCTCGTGATGATCTAATAGACGTATGGGTCAACGATGTTCTTCAGCATCCTGAAGAAGTCTATGAAACCATTGACGACACCATACAGTTTTTTGAAATCCCTCCGCAAGGAACGGATATATACATCAAATTTCGTTAATATATTATTAAACGTTTTATCATATAACAACCAACCAAAAACTCAAACCTAGGAGAATAACCTAATGGCATTTAGGCAGATTAAATCGCCTGCATTAGCAGACAAGGCGGTACTCAATACCAAACTTGACGAAAGTGCAGTACAAGGACAATCTACCCTTACAGGTATGGCAAATCCATCTGACTGTTTTACACTTCTTTATGATGTCGGTACAGACTCATTAAAGAAAATTACAGCAGACGCTTTCTTCTCATCGTTCTCAACGACCGATTTGCAAGAAGGGACTAACCAATACTTCACACCTGAACGGGCACAAGCTGCAGTTGCAAGCGACATCGCAGCATCAGTACTAGTAGAAACTAACCGCGCAACAGCCGCAGAAACTCTACTACAATCTAACATCGACGCAGAAGCATCTACACGCGCTCAAGCAGATGTTACTCTACAATCTAACATCACTGCGGAAGAAACTCGCGCTAAATTGCGTGAAGATTCGATCGAAGCAGCATCTGTATCTGCTGATGCTGGTCTTTCTACACGTATTGACAACATCTTAAGCAACACAGATTCAGCTGCGATCGATTCGTTCGTAGAAGTAATCGCTGCATTCGAAGACGCGGATGACGTATTATCAGGTTCTATCATTGCTAACTCTTCTGCAATTACTGCGGAAACTGCACGTGCAATTGGTAAAGAGACTGAAAACGCAACTGCAATTGCAGTAGAAACTGCTCGTGCTACTGCTGCTGAAGTTGCAAACACTTCTCTATTAAGTGCAGAAGAGATCGCACGTATTGCTGCGGACACCGCATTATCTGCACGTGTTACAACTGAAGAACAAACTTCTACATCTTTGCAGACGCAAATCACCACTGAAGTTGCTCGTGCTGGATCTGCTGAATCAGTTCTTACACAAGATCTTGCTGATGAAGTTGTCCGTGCTACTGGCGCAGAAGCTGCAAACGCATTAAACTTAACAGACGAAATCGATGCTCGTGCTGTTGCTGATACTCAGGTTCGTACTGATATCGCTGCAGACATCGTTACTGCACAGAATGCTGCTCAGGCACACGCCGAAGCACAAGACGCATTAAAGATTGGTGACGCATCTGTAGACGGAACTGCGAACAACACTGTAACTGATCGAATTGCATCTTCTAAGTCTGGTGCGGAAAGTGTTTCGGCTGCTGATGCTGCTGCTAAAGTACTTGTCGAGAAGACACGTGCAGAAGCTGCTGAGTCTGGTTTACAGTCACAGATCACTTCTAATGATGGAGACATTACTGATTTACAAACTGCGGATTCAACTGAAACTGCTGCTCGTATCGCAGGCGATTCTGGTCTACAGTCACAAATCGACTTCATTACTACTAACACAGATCCAGCTGCTCTAGACTCACTAACTGAAATTGTTGCTGCATTCCAGTCTGCTGACTCGGACATGTCTGCTCTAGTTTCTTCTAACACTACCGCAATCTCTAGTGAGAACACTCGTGCTACAGGTGCTGAAACTGTTCTGCAAACTAATATCACTGCTGAAGCGTCTACTCGTGCTATTGCGGATACTGGTTTACAGTCACAAATCGATAACATCACACTTGATTATATCGGTCGTGATTCAGACACTCTTGCAACTGCAAAATCATATACTGATCAAGAAGCAGACGCGCATCAAGCTGTCGCCACGGCACATGCTGATGCACAAGATGCTGCACTTATCGGAGATGCTTCTGTAAATGGTACTGTCGGTAATACTGTTACTGCTCGTATCGCAACTGCTAAGTCAGAATCTAATGCTTTCACTAGTTCACAGGTTTCTGCTGAAGCAGCAACTCGTTTAGCTGCAGATGACACATTATCTCTACGCACTACTGTACTAGAAGGTGAGATGGACACTGTTGAAGCTCTTGCTGCACAGAATGAAATCGATCTACGTGCAGAAGAAGTTGCTCGTGCATCTGGTGATTCAAGTCTACAGGGTCAAATCGACGCTGAAGAAGCTGCCAGAATTCTTGCTGACTCTACTCTGACATCTAACCTAGCGACCGAAGTTGCTCGTGCACAAGGTGTTGAGGCAACTAATGCTGCCGCAGTCGTTACAGAACGTCAACGTGCAGAAGGTGTTGAAGCTGGACTACGTACTGATGTAAACACTAATACTGTAAACATTACTGCAAATGCTGGTTCTATTACTGCTGAACGAACTCGTGCTCTAGCGGCAGAAGCTGCATTAGGTGTACGTGTAGATACTACAGACGCACTTCAAGCTGCTGATCACGCTGATAACCAAGCACAGATTACTGCCGAAGTTACTCGTGCATCTGGTGTTGAAGCTGGTCTACAGACTTCAGTAGATTCTTTACAAGGACAAATCACTTCTAACGATTCTGATATTTCTGCTCTTGCAACTCTACAGTCAAGTGACCACGATGATAACCAAGCACAAATTACTGCTGAAGTTACACGTGCATCTGCTGCGGAAGTAGTTAATGCTGATGCGGTTGTTGCTGAAACTACTCGTGCAACTGGTATTGAAGCAGGTCTACGTACTGATGTTGATTCTAATCAGACTCAGATCACTGCAAACGACGCAGACATTCTTGCTCTAGAAACTCTACAAGCTGCTGATCACTCTGATAACCAAGCACAAATTACTGCTGAAGTTGCTCGCGCTACTGCCGCAGAAGTTGTTAACGCTGCCGCTACTGCTACTGAAAAATTACGTGCAGAAGGTATCGAAGCTGGTTTACGTACTGATGTTGATTCTAACCAAACGCAAATCACTGCAAATGATGCAGACATTCTTGCATTAACAAATCTACAAGCTGCTGACCACGCAGACAACCAGACACAAATTACTGCTGAAGTAACTCGTGCAACTGGAATCGAAGCTGGTTTACGCACTGATGTTACAACTCTAGAAGGTCGTGTTGACTTTATCGTTTCTAACGATGATGGTGCTGCTCTAGATTCTCTAACAGAAATTGTTTCTGCATTCCAAGACGCAGATTCTGATCTAACGGGTGTTATTACTGCTAACTCTGGTCGTCTAACTTCTGTCGAGTCACGCGCAACTTCTCTAGAGACTCGTACTACTGATGTTGAAGCTCGCGCTACTGCTGTTGAGTCACGTGCAACTGCTCTGGAAACTGAACAGGGACTACAAGGTGGTCGTCTTACAGTCAACGAAAGTGACATTGACGCTCTAGAAGCTAAGCAAGGTTCTGCTACTCTAGCAACTACTGCAACTAACGTATCTGCCGCAATCAATGAGATTCACTCAGAACTAGATACTGAAGCTTCTAACGTCGATACTCTACAAACAGAGATGGACGCAGTCGAAGTACGTGCAACTGCTCTAGAAACTGAACAGGGACTACAAGGTGGTCGTCTAACTTCTGTCGAAGGTCGTGCTACTGGTGTTGAGTCACGTGCAACTGCGCTTGAAACTAAGCAAGGTTCTGCTACTCTAGTCACTGTCGCAACTGATCTATCTGCTGCAATCAACGAATTGCACTCAGAAATGGGTACTTCTCTTACTGATTTTGATGCTCTAGTAGCTCGTGTAACTACAGAAGAAGGTAATGTCGATACTCTACAGTCAGAAATGACCGCAGTAGAAGGACGTGCAACTTCATTAGAAACTCGTGTAACTACAGAAGAAGGTAATGTTGACACTCTCCAGACTCAAATGGGTTCTACAGTACTTGCTACTGTCGCAACTGATGTTACTGGTGCAGTCAACGAGATCCACTCTGAACTAGACGCAGAAGCTGGTAAGGTCTCTACTCTAGAAAGTGAAATGAATGCTGTCGAAGGACGTGCAACTGCTGTTGAGTCACGTGCAACTGCTCTAGAAACTGAACAGGGACTACAAGGTGGTCGTCTAACAGTTAACGAGAGTGACATCGATGACTTAGAAACTAAGTTAGGTACTGGTGTTTTCGATACTACTTCACAAATCATTACTGGTGCAGTCAATGAACTTCATGGTGAAGTTAATACTAATACTGCTGGACTTGTCGCTGTTGTTTCTCGTGCCGATGCCGATAGTGATGCACTTGCATCTGAAATCGTATCACGCACCGCTGCTGACACACTAATCCGTACTGATCTTGCTGCACTTAGAACTACTGATCAAGCAGACTACATTGCTCGTGACGCGGCTGTTCTTGCATCTGCACAGTCTTACGCAGAAAGTGAAGCAGACGATGGCGAAGCCGCTGCTAAGATTTACGCAGACGGAATCGTTGCTAGTGAAGCAACTCTACGTGACAATGCTGATATCGTACTTGCTGGTCAAATTACTACTGAAGCAACTGCACGTCAAGTCGCAGATAATGGTCTAGATACACGACTAGGTGTTGTTGAAGGCGAAATGTCTGCAACTCAACTTGCTGCTGGCGTAAATGCTGATGGAACATACGATACTCCAACAAGTACTACTCACCTTAATGCCTCTACTTCTCTAGCAGACGCTGATAAGAAGTTAGATACTGCACTCACCACTGAAAGTGCTTCACGTGTTTCTGGTGATGCAAGCTTGCAATCACAGATCGATGCTGAAATTGCTCGTGCTGGTGCTGCGGAAGGTGTTAACTCTACTGGACTAGCTGCTGAGATCGTACGTGCTACAGCTGCAGAAGTTGCAAACGGTGTATTAATCACCACTAACGCTGCTTCAATTGCATCTGAGTCATCTCGTGCACAAGGTGTTGAAGGTTCTCTACAAGGTCAAATCGACTTCATTACTTCAAACACTGACAGTGATGCTCTCGATTCATTGACTGAGATCGTTGCCGCATTCCAAAATACTGATGGTACTCTATCAGGTCTAATCACACAGAACCAAACTGACATTGCAACTAATGCTTCAGGTCTTGCTCAGGAAATCAGTGATCGAATTGCTGGTGATACTGCGGTACGTGGCGAGTTCGCTGCTGCTGACGCTGGGTTACAAACTCAAATTGACGGATTAGTATCTAAGTCCGGAGACGCGATGACTGGTGTCCTAGCAATGGGTGGAAACAAAGTTTCTGGTGTTGCAACTGGTACTGAAACTGCTGATGCGGTTAACAAAGGTCAAATGGACGCTGGTCTTGCTGCTCAACACATCTCTCAGTTCTCAACAACTAACCTTCCAGAAGGTAGTAACGAATACTTCACAACTGCGAAAGTACATGCTGCAGTAAGTGTAGTTGACGTTGCTGGTGAAGGTAAGGTATCTGAGACTGATGGTGTGTTCTCTATAGACACTTCTAAGGCATTTGTTGAACTATCCGATGTTACTGATTCAACAATTGTTGGTAAAGAAGGTTTTGTTGCTCGTGTTAAGACAGATGGTTCAGGTATTGAACTTATAGACCCTGCTCAGTTATCATTCAATGACGCAAAACGTCAAGTGATTTCTGGTGACGGTGCACAGAGTACATTCGCTCTAAACTTCTACACTCAAGAAGCTAACGCAATGGTATTTGTTGGTGGTGTTATTCAGGATCCATCGGTTCACTATACGATTGATGCTGTTAATCAACAAATTACTTTCATGGCGGCTATCCCAGTTGGAACTCAAGCGGTAGTTATCGCTCAGTCTACTAACTCGGTTGGTGTACTAGATCCTAAGTCGGTCGGTCTTGAAACTCTTGCTGATAACATCAAAGTCTTCGAACAGGGTAACGATGTTGTTGTTGGAACTTCTGCTACAGTAGTTTCTACATTCAACAAAGTGACTACACGTTCTGCTAAGTACGTAGTCACCGTAGAAAATAACGGTGAATTCGAAACTCGCGAATGTCTAGTTATCCATGACGGAACAGAAGCATATATAACTGAGTACGGTATTCTATTCACAGGTAGTGATGTACTTGGTGATACTGACGTTCAGGTAAACGGTTCAAGTGTTGAGTTGACATATACAGCTTCGGTTGCTGGTGCAGTAGTATCAGTATCCGCTTCGTATATCGACGCATAATTTAATAATTCGGGGGTGGCTTCTGTCCACCCCCATCCCCTCAAACATTTTAAAAGGTATTAAATAAAATGAGTTCTACAAACAATAAGAAATTTAGAATACAAAATGGTGCTGCGATTACTGGTGAAGTAACCGTAAACGGCCAAATTGTAATAACCGAAGAAGGAAAGGTTACCGTCCCTGCTATTACTGAAGCAGTTGCATCTATTGTCGCATCCGACATTGCAACACTACAGAGTCAAGTAGACGCGATCCTAGGTACTTCTCCAGAAAGCCTGAATACACTACAAGAAATTGTTTCTCTTTTCCAAAGCGAAGATGGCGACATTCAAACTTTAATTACAAACAACTCAACTGCAATTACTGCAATGCAGGCTACTTTAACAAGTGGCGTTGCAACTACTTCACAGGGCGCTAAAGCAGAAACTGCTGTACAGAAATCTGACTTTGGAACAGGTATTGTTTCTACGGAAGATTCGCTAGTACAAGATGACATGTCTTCAAATGCTCCTGCTTTCACTAGTCAAACATCATTAACCGCACCAGATCCTCAGCCGTCATCTAGATTATTCCAGCAGTACGGTGTGCAACATGGTAGCAGACATGATACTTTTCAAAAGGTCGGGGATTGGACTATTGTAGGAGTTTTGAATGGCGACTATGGACAATTAGATGTTTATTATCAAAACCAAACCACCCCAACATATAGTTATGATAGTGCTAGTGCTATTTTTGGTGCGGTTGTTGGTACTTCCCGTGAATTACAGGGCCCCGCATCTGTATTGACAGAGACACATGTGTACGCATGTACTTGGGAAAACGGTTATGGTAACATAATCCATAAAATAAATCTTTCCACCGGAAGTGTTGACAAATCTTTCACTCTTGGCGACTCAGGTCACCAGTCCCAAGGAAGGCCTCATATAATCGGTGATATATACTACGGCGCTTTTTATAATGCACTAATCAAGTATGATATGAGTACTGACACTCAAGTTATTATGACAAATACGAGTCTTAGTGTAGGGGACTTAACCGCTTATTCGGGTATATCGATTTCTGGAAATATCGCTGTGATGGCAGGTGGTAGCAACGCTACCAAAGAGATTGTTGTCGGTATTAACTTAGATTCTGGAACCAAAGCATTTGGTTTTGGTTCTCCTGCTTATTACGGCACTCCAGGCACACCTGGCCTGCCTCTAGGTACGCCAAGTGTTCCGGAACCTATTATTATAGGTGACAAGGTTTATGCGATAGCAAATAATTATTTGTCGACTGCCAGTCAGTATCCTTACGTACGGATGAGTTATGACATATCTACCGATACAGTGTCTTATCACGATCTCCCAGCTGGTGCAGTGGGGTCTGGTAGTGTAAACGCATATGCTAGACAAGTAAGTATTGGGGATTACCTAGCTTTACACATCTCAGATAAGAGCGGTGTTTCAAAGGTATATTTCTATCATAAAGATGATTTGGACACTCTTGTTCATACACATTCATTCGGACTTAATGAACACACACCATTTAACGCTGGTGGGTTGTACGTAACGGATGCTCTAACCGCACACTACGTCAGAATGATTGGTACAGACAAGATGACTTTAGAGATTACTAAGGTTGCTTTATCTGGAACAGCTGTATCTGGTAGTATCTTGGTTGATCAGTCAGTAATCGCATCTAAGGTTTATGTTGATGCTGAGACTGCTGCAAGAACTGCCGCTATCGCTGCAATTCCTGCAACTGACTTGACTCCATACTCAACTACTACTGAGATGAACTCATCTATTGCAACTGCTAAGTCAGAAGCTCAGACTTATGCGGATCAAGTTGTTGCTGCAACCGTAGATGCTGCTCCTGCCGCATTGGATACGTTGAATGAACTAGCGGCCGCATTAGGAGATGACGCAAACTTTGCATCAACAGTAACTTCATCTATCGCTACTAAAGCGGACGATGTTGCAACTACTGCTGCTCTTGCGACTAAGGCAGACGATGCTGCAACTACTGCTGCTCTTGCTACTAAGGCAGATGCTTCAAGTGTTTCTTCTATTGAAGATTTCTTGAATGGTAATGCTGGGGACGTAACTCCAACTGCACCAACTGTAGAATCTACTATTATGAGTCCTGTAAGCAGTGATAAGTGGGGACAAAAAGTTATAGTACATGATGATGTAGTTTTGGTAAGAGACAATACGTATATGCGAATCTATTCTCCTAATGATTTAGTTAATCATCTAGAGTTAGTTGGCGCATCCGACTCGGAGGCATTTGCATACGATCCAGTTACCAAGATTCTTATGGCTGGTAATGGTAAGTCTGGTACTAATCAGAACGGTTCTATTAACTTCTTCCATCTATCAGAACTAATAGCAGGCACAGGCCCGAAGAGACAAAGTTATGTACATACTTTAGATTCTGCAGCCACTGCTGATCCACAATTTGGTAGATCTGTTGCTTTTGCTGATGGTAAATTCTATGCCGCTAAATACAGTAATGATTATAGTGCTACACCAATGGTTCACGTTTGGAATGCGAGTGATATTGCTGCTCAAATGCCTACTGACGGATCAGAACTATTGTCAATAACACCGATAACAATTACAGCTCCTCCAGCCGCGGATAATCGTGGTTATTGGGGATATGATATGGCAGCTGCAGGAAATTATTTCTATGTTTTCGATATGTTCTACAGTCAAGTCTCAAATGTAGCTGGTGCAATATTTGTCTATAACACTTCTGATAATCAACTTGTAGCTACATTAGAGTGTTCAGAGGATGTTAAGTACTTTGTGGCTGCTACCGAAAATTATTATGCTGTTCATTGGCATGGCATTAATCCTACTAAAACTAGGGTTTATCAAGCTGGAACAAATACCCTTGTTGCCGAACTTCGGGGTGTTGATTGTCGATCTGATAGAATGTACGAATTTGGTAATAATTTGTCGTTTGGTTTTAGTGATTCTGTTTCCGGTGATAAAGGTGTGGCAATATATGATACTAGTGATTTCTCTAAGGAACCAATAGAGATTACGACTGGTTCAGAACATCATACTGTATCTTCTGCCCAGAAATTATACGCACACACTAAACCTAATGTACAGGTATATGATGTTTCTTCACTTGGTGGTTTCTCATTACAAGATGACTTGGAAGCACTAATAACTGCTAACACTTCTGCAATTACTGCTGAGACTGCTGCAAGAACTGCCGCTATCGCTGCAATTCCTGCAACTGACCTTTCTGGATACTCAACTACTGTACAGACGACTTCTGCAATTGCTACTGCTAAGTCAGAAGCTCAGTCTTATGCAGATCAAGTTGTTGCTTCGACCATTGATGCTGCTCCTGCTTCTTTAGATACTCTTAACGAACTAGCTGCTGCTCTGGGTGACGATGCAAACTTTGCATCAACTATCACTGCATCTATCGCAACTAAAGCAACTGCTGCTGATCTTACTGCATTAGAAGCACAGATCACTGGTGGCGTTGCAACTCTCGCACAGGGTGCTCTTGCTGATACTGCGTTACAACCAGCAGACCTTGTTGCAAATACTACTGCTATTGCAACTAATGCTTCTAATCTTACTGCATTAGAGACTTCACACTCAGCAGACCTTGTTAACTTAACAGCTAAGACGTATGGTGTTACATATGATCCGAACGCTGCTAATGTTGAGGTAGATTCTACATTAGATATGCAGACTAACGCAATCATAAATGTTGCTGCTCCTTCTGCAGCTGATGATGCCGCAACTAAAGCATACGTTGATGCTGGTCAAGTTGCAGCAATCTCTGCTTCTGCAGCTGCTTTGTCTGGTGGTCTATGTATCACTTATGATCCAGCAACTGGTACTATCTCAATAGACGAAACAGAAACTGCAGCGGCGTTACACGTTGCTTCTTCTGGAGATGCTAATGCACTAGGTAGTCAATCACCTTCGCACTACCGTATCGATGTTTATGATGTAAACGGTACTATCGTTAACTAATCTTAAAGTAAAACTAAGATATAAAGGGGAGACTTCGGTTTCCCCTTTTTTTTACATTTCTTTTTCATATAAATAAACGTATAAATAGTATGTAACTAATATTGGATTATATTCATGTATTCAACAAGCAAAGAAGAATTGATAGATTACTGCCTGCGTGCCTTAGGACATCCGGTAGTTGAAGTCAACGTAGACGAGGAACAACTGGACGATCGTATTGACGAGGCGTTACAGTGGTTTCGTGAAAATCATCCGGACGGTTCTAAACGATATTATCTAAAACACCAGTTGACTCAGACTGACATTGATAATCAGGCCGTAGATTTGAGCGACGACTTGGATCTTACCGCAGTTGTCCGTATGATACCGATGAGTTTTAGTAATGCACACTCAGGTTGGTTCAGTGATGCATGGCAGTTTATGTCTCATACTATTAGCGACTTTGCTAATGGTGGTGGTTTACTAGGGGATCTTGCACATTACGAACAGATGCAACAACAACTATCTCTACTCGATATGAAACTGGGTGGTCATCCACAAATCACATTTGATCGTCAATACAATCGTATAAACCTACATGTTTCTAAAAGTACTCTGAAAGTAGATGACTTTATCATATTCGAAGTTTATGCCATACGTAACCCAGACAGTAGCATAAGTGAATACAACTCCCTCTGGAATCACAAGTTCTTAAAAGAATATTCAACTGCACTGATTAAACGTCAGTGGGGTACTAACCTAATTAAGTTTGACGGTATGACACTGCCTGGCGGTGTTACGGTCAATGCACGTTTGATCTATGAAGATGCCCTTGCGGACATTGAGAGACTCATGGAAAAATTCCGTAACGAAGAAGATGAAGGGCCCATGTTCTTCATGGGGTAATTGATGGCAACTAATCCATATATAAGTCAAAAATACAGACCGGAACAGAATCTCTACGAAGATATTCTTATTGAAGCGATCCAGTTCTACGGACAGGACGTTTATTATCTCCCACGGGAAGTCGTGGAAAGAGAAGACATCTTCCTTGACAGCATCCAGTCACAGTTCTCGGACGCCTATAAAGTAGAAGTGTATATTGAAAACACTGAAGCATTTGATGGGGAAGGAGATCTATTCACTAAGTTTGGTATCGAACTCCGAGACCAGTCTACCTTTGTCATTGCACGTCGTCGGTGGAGAGAGTTAGTAGGCGATCGTCTTGCCGATAATCAATTCCGTCCTAGAGAAGGTGATGTTATATATCTCCCGTTATCCGAATCTTTATTCGAGGTAAAGAAGGTCGAGACAGAAACTCCGTTCTATCAGTTATCTCAACTACCACTATTCCGTATGCAATGTGAGTTGTTCGAGTACTCTGATGAGGACTTCGACACAGGTATGGTAGAAATTGATAAAGTTGAAACGGAAGCTGCATTCCAATACGAACTTGTTATGGGTGGTACTGGAGAAGTAGAGTACTATACGGTAGGTGAGAATGTTTCTCAAGACTTCACCGATTACCAGATTGAAGGTGAGGTAACATACTGGAATTATGAAACCAGATCACTTAAGATTGCACATACTGGTTCAACTGATGGAAAATATCGTTTATGGGCGACAGATCGTCCAATAGTAGGAAGCAATGCCTCCCTTACTCCGGTATCTTCGGATGAAGGAATAAATGAGATTCAACCACTTTCACAGAATAAAGTGTTTGATGATTTTGCTAATGATTTTGTGGACTGGAGCGAAACGAATCCGTTTGGAGACCCGTAATGAAATTTATTGTAAAAAAAGTATTGCCTTGAAAGGTAGAAAAATAAACTTAGGTGCGAAATATCAAATGAAAACCAAAATATGTCCTCATTGTGGCACCGAAGGTAAGGGTGGTAATATGTCAAGATACCATTTCGATAATTGTAAAACGATTACTAAGGATTTATCACCATGATGGGAGGACACTTCTACCATAAACGCGTCCGTACTTGCGTTGCTGTATTCGGGTCAATGTTTAATGACCTACATGTTTTGAGAACAGACTCGAATGGCAAGGTATTATCTCAAGTAAAGGTTCCTTTATCTTATGCACCTAAAAGGTCGTTCATCGAACGTCTAGCAGAGATGAGTAACGGAGAAGAGGCAGAACGTAGAGTTGCTATCAAGCTTCCTCGTATGTCGTTTGAGATAACCTCTATCGCATATGACGCAGCACGTCAATTACCTAAAGTAAATGGGTTCGGTGGTATCGTATCTTCTGGGAACGAAACGCAACGTAAGGTATATGTCGGTGTTCCGTATAATGTTTCTTTCTCGTTATCAGTGTATGCTAAATCTCAAGATGATGCACTACAAGTTGTGGAACAGATTATACCATACTTCGCACCTCAATACACACTAACCGTAAAACCTTTTGCGGATCAACCAGATATCAAAGAAGATGTTCCTATAGTACTCACTGGTCTAGATTTCCAAGACGACTTCGAAGGGCCTATTGAACAAAGACGTACAATAATATATACTCTTAACTTCGAAATGCGAGTTAACTTCTATGGGCCAGAACTTACGTCACCGATAATCCGTGAAGTAAACACCAATCTGAATCTGATAAATATAGATGACGAGGAAACTTTACTGGAGACTATAAATACTACACCAACACCGATAGACGTAAGTCCGGATAGTGATTACGGTTTCAGTACAGAGATAATCTTCCCTAATAATTAGGCCATATATAATGAGTGATTCGAGTAATACCCCTGCCGTGGTTAAAGACGAGCAGACTAAAAATATAGCTACAGATTATGAATATTCAAGGGAGACTTACTACGACCTAATCGAAAAGGGTCGGGAGTCTTTAGAGTTAATGATTGAAGTTGCGCGAGAGTCAGAACACCCTCGTGCGTTCGAAGTTCTTTCTGGTATGATCAAGGGCATCTCTGACGTTAACGATAAGTTAATGGATCTGAACAAGAAACAAAAAGAAATTACCAAAGAAGACACCCCCTCATCCGAAGGTGGTATAACAACTAATAATAATTTATTCGTAGGTTCTACTACAGACCTTCAACGCATGTTATTGGGTGCAGCTGATGAGAAGGTAATCGAACAAGACTCTGATGAATAATTCGTTTCAAACTAGTGCATACAATGGTAACCCACAAGTCAAACGAGATGGTGTTGCAGAGGAGTGGGATAAAAAGAAACTCCGTGAATATAAGAAATGTATGGAGAACCCATCGTATTTCTGTAAGAAGTACGTTAAAGTCGTGCACCTTGATAAAGGTCTTGTTCCTTTCAAGTTATACGATTATCAAGAGAAGATGTTCGAACACTTCAATGATAATCGATTCTCCATCGTTCTTGCTTGTAGACAGTCCGGTAAATCTATATCGTCTGTAGGATACATTCTATGGTATGCTCTATTCCACCCAGAGAAGACTGTTGCTGTCCTTGCTAACAAAGGTGCAACTGCACGTGAGATGTTATCTCGTGTGACATTGATGTTAGAGAATCTCCCATTCTTCCTCCAGCCTGGGTGTAAGGCACTCAACAAAGGGTCTATAGAATTCTCTAACAACTCACGAATCATCGCTGCAGCTACGTCTGGGTCTTCTATTCGTGGTATGTCGGTCAACCTATTGTTCCTAGACGAGTTTGCATTCGTAGAGAATGCGGCAGAGTTCTACACATCTACTTACCCTGTAATCTCATCTGGTAAAGATACAAAAGTTATCATAACAAGTACCGCAAACGGTATCGGTAATACTTACCAGAAGATATGGGAAGGTGCAGTACAGAAGGTCAATGAATATAAACCATTCCGTGTGGATTGGTGGGATGTGCCTGGCAGAGATGATAAGTGGAAAGCACAAACAGTTGCTAACACTTCTCAGTTACAGTTTGACCAAGAGTTTGGTAACACATTCTTTGGTACTGGTAATACTCTTATTGAGGGTCAAGTACTCCTAGACTTACGTGCTAGAGAACCTACTAGGAGATTAGAGGGTGGGGACTTATTGGTCTATGAGGATGTGATTGAAGAGCATCAGTATATCATGACAGTAGACGTTTGTCAAGGGCGTGGACAGGATTATTCTACATTTACAGTCTTTGATGTCTCGGTACAACCGTTCAGACAGGTGTGTGTATATCGTAACAACATGATATCCCCGATACTATACCCTAACATAATATATAAATATGCTACAGCATACAACGAAGCATATGTTGTTATTGAGAACAATGATCAGGGTATGGTCGTGTGCGTAGGACTATACCAAGATTTAGAATATGAGAACATCCACCTAGAGTCTGCTGTCCGAGCTGACGCCATCGGTATTCGCATGGACAGAAAGGTAAAGCGGATGGGATGTTCGTCGATTAAAGACATTATCGAAAACCATAAGTTAGATCTGGTTGATGAAAATACCATCATGGAGGTGTCTACATTCGTCTCTAAGGGTACTTCTTACGAAGCTTCAGTAGGTAACCATGATGACTTAATGATGAATCTGGTGATGTTTGGTTACTTTGTTGGGACGCAATCATTCGGTGATATGACTAACGTCGATATCAAACAGATGTTATTTGATCAACGCATGAAAGAGATTGAGGACGATTTGCCACCGTTTGGTATTATAGACGATGGTACAGAGTATGCTCCTGTTGTCGACTTGACAGACCCATATAGTATGGATTGGACGAACTACGAACCCGATGGCTGGTAAATTTACGATAAGTATAAATAGAGTTATTGAAAGAAATACACCGTATTATGAAAACTTATTATACCTTAACTAAAAAAAGAAGGACGCTATTATGACTCTAAAATTATCCGAGTCGCCAGCAGTTTCCATTCGCGAGATTGACCTAACAGGAACTGTTCCTGCTGTCACTTCTACGACTGGTGCAATTGTAGGTGATTTTAATTGGGGCCCAGTAAACACGCCTGTTCTAGTCGGCAATGAAGCTGAACTAGTTGCTGTTTTCGGGAAGCCAACCAGTGGTGCTTTTGCAGGAGATTTTCTTGCAGCATCATATTTCCTTAAATACTCTTCAAGTTTGTTCGTTAGCCGTATTAGTAATGGTGCGTATGCAGCTCAAACACCTTTCACCGCAAAATATCCTGGCCTACTAGGTTCTGACCTAGAAGTTTCTATATGTGGCCCAGTAGACGCTGGTGATGTAGATTCAGCTACTAACGAATGGGATAACTGGCAATACGCTTCACAGTTCTCCTCTGCCCCAGTTGGTGTCGAACGACACGTTATTGTACTTTTAGATAACGTAGTAGTCGAAACTTTCGAATATGTTTCATCGGTCGTTGGCGCAACAACTGATAACGGTACCAACAACTACCTCGTTGATGTCATCAATGGACGGTCTTCTTGGGTTACTGTATCAGGAATGCCAGGAAATTACGACTTCGACTTTGCTGGTGGTACTAATGGCACTGCGCCTACTTCTAGCAATTACGCTAGTGGTTTCGACGTATATGCAAACAAAGAAAGTATTCAAGTAGATTTCTTGATTGCCCCAGCTGGCGGTCAGACAACTCCTACGGATATCCACACAGCTATGAACGCTATTGCTGCAACAAGAAAAGATTGTGTCGCGGTAGTATCGCCAGACGAAGCTTCAGTAGTGAGTGGAGATATGTCATCTTATGTGACCACACTTAGCGAAAATTCATCTTACTTGATAGTTGATGGTAACTGGATTAAGGTATATAACAAGTATCTAGATAAGTACGATTTCATTCCAGCGGCATCTTCTACAGCAGGTATTATGGCAGCTTCAGACGCAGTCTCTGCTCCTTGGTTCTCACCAGCAGGTTCACGTCGTGGACAATACCTAGGTGTTACCGAACTAGTACTTAACCCAAGCAAGACACAGCGCGATGCAATGTACAAATTGGGTGTTAACCCGATTGTAAGTATGCCTGGCCAAGGTGTTATGTTGTTTGGTGATAAGACTCACCTATCTCGTCCATCTGCATTTGACCGCATCAACGTTCGTAGACTATTCTTAGTTATCGAAAGAGCGATCAGCAAAGCTGGCGAAAACGCAATGTTCGAATTCAACGATGAGTTTACTCGTGCAGAATTCGTAAACATCGTAGAACCATTCCTACGGGAAATTCAGGGTCGTCGTGGTATCACTGACTTCCGTGTTGTTTGTGATGACACAAATAATACATCAGAAGTTGTTGACCGTAACGAATTCATCGCATCCTGCTTCATCAAACCAGCACGTTCAATCAACTACGTAACTTTAAACTTCGTAGCTGTTAGATCTGGTGTTGAGTTTGAAGAAGTCGTCGGCACAGTATAAGGGGTATAATCATGTCATTAAGAGTAGACGATTTTAAAGCAAAATTAAAAGGTGGTGGTGCACGTCCCAATTTATTCCGTGCGACAGTTAACTTCCCAGCATACGCTGGCGGTGATGCTGAACTAACTTCTTTCATGTGTAAGGGAGCTCAATTACCAGCTTCTCTTATAAACGTTATCGAAGTTCCTTTCCGTGGTCGACAGTTGAAGATTGCGGGCGACCGTACATTCGAACCGTGGACAGTTACCGTAATTAACGATACTGACTTTAGTACACGTAACGCCATGGAAAAGTGGATGAACGGTATGAATGGTCACAGTGCCAACACGGGTATCACTAATCCTGTCGCTTACCAAGCAGACCTAATTGTTGATCAGTTAGATAAAGATGGTTCGGTATTGAAGACATATAACTTCCGTGGTTGTTTCCCGACAAATGTTTCGGCAATCGACCTAAGTTATGAAACCAATGATGCAGTCGAAGAGTTCACAGTAGAGTTTCAAGTACAATACTGGGAGTCAGATACAACTAGTTAATGGTATTATAAGTATATGAATGGGGGTGGTTCTCCACCCCCAATTTATTATTAAGAGGATATTATGGCAGACAACAATTTGTTTAAAGCGTTTGGATTTGAGATAAAGAGATCCAAAACCGCAAACAAGGAAGACGACAAAGCAACTTCTATTGTCCCTAAAGTGGATGAGGATGGTGCTGGGTATGTCACTGCCTCTGGTTCTTACTTCGGTCAGTATGTCGACATGGAAGGCACTGGTGCAAAGGATAACCAAGAGTTAATCAGAAAATATCGCAATATGGCTGAACACCCAGAGTGTGATGCTGCGATCGAAGATATTATCAACGAATCAATAGTTTCTTCTGAACTAGAGAGTTCAATATCAATCAACCTAGATAAGGTTGAAGCTCCCGACAAAATTAAAAAGACTATAACTGAAGAGTTTGATGGTGTTGTAGCCATGTTGAACTTTGAAGAGTATGGTCATGACATGTTCCGTTCATGGTATGTTGACGGAAGATTATATCATCATCTAATAGTTAACGAATCTAATCCTAAAGGGGGTATCTTAGAATGCCGTCCCGTCGACGCGACCAAGATTCGTAAAGTAAAGGAAGTGCAATACAAAAAGGACGCTAAGACAGGTGCGAAGGTCGTTGATGTAACAAACGACTTCTATGTCTATCAAGAGCGTGCTGGTGCAAACAACGGTATTAAGTTGACACCGGATTCTGTTTCGTATGTCACTTCAGGTCTTCTAGACACCAGTAAGAAACGCGTACTGTCGTATCTACAGAAGGCAATGAAACCAGTAAACCAATTACGCATGATGGAAGACTCACTAGTCATCTATCGGATGGCCCGTGCACCTGAACGTCGTATCTTCTATATTGACGTAGGTAACATGCCCAAAGGTAAAGCAGAACAACACCTTAAAGACATCATGTCTCGTTACCGCAATAAGATCGTCTATGACGCAAACAGCGGTGAGATCAAAGATGACCGCAAACATATGTCCATGCTAGAGGACTTCTGGTTACCTCGTCGAGAAGGTGGACGTGGCACAGAGATAAGTACATTACCAGGCGGAGAAAACCTAGGACAGATTGACGATATCATTTATTTCCAAAAGAAGTTGTATCGTTCATTGAATGTTCCATTAAACCGTTTGGAACAAGAGTCTCAGTTCTCTCTAGGAAGAACCACCGAGATCAATCGTGACGAAGTCAAGTTCCAAAAGTTCATTGACCGTCTACGTAAAAAGTTTGCACACTTGTTCCTTGGGATTTTGAAGAAGCAACTTATTCTGAAATCTATATGCACAGAACAAGACTGGGAAGAGTGGAAAGGTCAGATGCAAATCGACTACTCCAGAGACAACCACTTTGTTGAGATGAAGGATGCAGAACTACTGCGTGAACGTCTACAGACTATGGATCAGATCTCTGCTTACGTTGGAGAGTACTTCTCTCGTGAGTGGGTAATGAAAAACGTAATGATGTTTAATGATGAAGACATAGAAGATATGTCAAAACAAGTCGAATCCGAGAATGCTCAGGGTGACGACGTTGAAGAGGAAATGTAATGAGTGATTTAGAATTGGAAACAAACCCTACACTAGACCTAGTGAATGCCTTACAGGGTGGCAACTTTACTAGTGCAGAGGAACTATTTAACGGGATTTTAGGAGACAAGATGCAGCAGTCTCTAGATGCAGAGAAAGTTGCTGTCGCAGATCAGATGTTTAATGGTGTAGAACCAGTTGACGTAGATTTGGGTGATGAAGAAGTAGAAGCTATATTAGACATGGATGAGTAATATTCAACTAAAATTGCATTAATATTTAGTATAAATACTTTTTTGTATAAATACTCCTAAACGAGGACTTAATGTGAAATCATTTAAAGATTTACGTGAATCTAAAGGCAAGATTGTCTTCAGTAAGAAGATGTCTAAATACCCTGTAGTTATCACAGATACTGGCAAAGGATTCCACCTATCGATTGATGGTGATTCTGTTGACACATTTAAGTCACAGAAAGAAGCGGAATCAACCGCGAAACAAGTCCTCAAAGACTTAGGAAAATAAAATGAAACTGATTAGCGAATACGTAGAGAACGATGTACAATGCATTGTAGAAGCTAAAGATAATGGCGAGAAGAGTTACGTTATTGAAGGTGTATTTGCACAAGCAGACAAAAAGAATAGAAACGGACGAATTTACCCGAAGGCCATTATGGAGTCTGCGGTAAATAAGTACGTTGAAGAACAGGTTAGCAAGAAGAGGGCGGTAGGTGAGTTAAATCATCCTGAAGGCCCTACAGTTAACTTGGATAAAGTTTCTCACCTCATCACTGACCTTAAATTAGAAGGCAATGATGTGGTAGGAAGGGCACAAATATTAGATACTCCTATGGGTAAGATTGTAAAAGGTCTCTTAGAAGGTGGTGTTCAATTAGGCGTGTCAACTCGTGGTATGGGAAGTCTTGAGACAAGAAATGGCGTAAACTACGTCAAAGAAGACTTTATTCTTAGTACAATTGATATTGTGC